GGAATGAAAAACATCCCTTGCAATTTTTTCTAAAGTTGTATGTAATTCTGTAAAATTAGTTTTACACTCCCTCAACATAGCTTGTATTACCCCTGCATTTTCCTTTTTAAAATATAAAGGAATCTTATCCATAGGAAAATTTTTAAATTCACTAATAAACTGTCCTTGATTATTAATAATTAATTGGAAGCCCATTAAATAGGCTTCTTTTTTTTTGGTTCTTTTAGATTTATTTAGCTTTCGGTGGGGTAACATGGGCTTTCCGCATTAAATCAACAAAGAATTCATCCTCGTCTTTATTTGCTTTTAATTTAGTCATTGGTTTATCGCCCTTCTTATATATTTCTACAGTTTTAACTCTAATAGGATTGGTCATAAAAGTAGGAAGTCTTAGATTATTAAAACTTTTAACCATAAAGAATCCATCATCTGCTATACCAAATGTTTGAATATTTTTTATATCCATATCAGGAGAACCCACTAAACATAATCTCATATGATAGACAGTAGGTTTACCTTGAACAGGCTTTCCCTTCATGGAAAAGACTTTTCCTTTTTCTTCCATATTATTTATTCATCAACAACCTCTTCACTAACAACTCCTGTATCTCCAATTGCCTTAACTATTTTTTCAGAATAATCTTTACTAACAAAGCTTGGGTCAATATTAACCTGACCAATAGCTCCAGTTTGTCCATCATCATCTATTAAACTATCCACACTCGTAGTGTGGAGTTCATTTAACTTTTCATTATTTCTAGTTATCTTCTTCTTTAGGTGTTCTTTAAGTTCACCTATTCTTACGTATAACATTTTATCTATCACAGAATTAATTCCATACATAGGTAAATCATTAAGAGCTGAAATAATTCTTCTAAAACCTCTAGCTCTTTTTTCTAATTGAGTTATTTGTGCTTCATTAATCGTCATAGTCCCTTTCCAATATCATTTCTAAATAATGTATTGCTTTTTCTATGTCCTTTCTCTTTCCTTTTTTTTGATGTCTACATATATATTTAATAGCATTACCTTCTGCAAAAAGTATTTGATTTTCATTAATAAATTCAGCAGGTTGAATCTTCATGTTTGTATAATGATTCCCATCTACTTGAGAACTTAATGTATCATATGTAGTTCCTTTAAACATTCCTTTGTCTGTCATTACATAGCAATAGGACCTTCTTTAGCCATCCTTGCTCTCCTTTTATCTCTTTCTGTGGGTTCTAAGCTATCATTTAAATCATCTATAGTCCAATGAGGATTTATTTTTAATTTTTTAACTATCCATTTATAAGACCAAGGTTGTAAACGTAAGGTAGTTCCCTGCCAATAATGAGTTTGACTAGGTAATAATTTAAATACATTCTTAACATTTACTTTAGCTTGTTCATTAGGATTTAACAAACCTTTAAGCCAAGCTACCATAATATGTTTAGCTTTGTTTCTTATCTTACTCATTTGTTTAGTGTTCATAAACCTCTAATTCACTTATTAAAAATTTATATATTTTGTTACTAGATATAATTTGATATTCTCTATTTGTCAAATGAGGATTTTTTATAATATAAGTGTCTGGAAAAACTCGTTCATTGTTTTTATTTTTATAAACTATATCAACTTGTAAATCATTTTTTAATCTAAAGTCAGCAATTCCTATACTCTTATCTTTCCAAATCGGTTCTTTTATTTCATATTTATTTATCTTACTTATTTGTTTAATGTTCATTTCTTTTTTTTTCTTCTTATAAGTATATTTATAATCTTTAATAAAATAAATTATAAGTCCTCCAGTAAGACTTAATAATAAAAAACCTACTATAGCTTTAGCCATCATTATCATTATTCTTTATCCATCATGGGAGCATTAACAATAGGTTCTAATTCATCTTGAGATTTCTCAGATGGTGTTTTTATTTCTTTCTTTTTTATATCATAGAAAGTATATTTAACAGTTAGTTCATCTCCTCCTGTAATATCTTTGATAGCAACTAAATTATATTTATAATAGTTATCAGTTTGTAATTTTATTTTCTCACAATTCGGTTCATCTGAATGATTTATAAATCCACCTAAAGGTGTACGAATTATTTCATTCTTTATCTTAATATGACTAACACCAAAGTTAACGCCCTTCGGTACAAATAATTGTGTGAACAATCCTAACCCTTCTACCTTACTTTTTTCAATAGTAAGTTTAATACATTCATTCTTAGGTAAAGGTTGATATAATTTTTTATCTTTTGCCATACGTTTGTAATTCTTCTGAAAAGTTTTGAGTTATCTCTTCAACATTAGGTTGTCTATTTACTTGAGCTAAATAAACATATCTATTAGAATATTTAAATACTCTTAATCCTTTACCATCATTAGCATCCTTATAACATTCCCATTTATGTGAACAATACTGACACCCAATAGGTAAAGATTTATTTCCACCTTTAGTTTCAGATAATTGATAACATCTATCAGGTGGTGTTGTACGTTTTAATGTCTCTTTTAAAGTCTTAATTAAATTTTTAACATTTGGTTTAGCTAACTCATCAGGTTTATAGAAACAAACATCTCCACTTGATTTATCCATAACCAAGAAACCACCTTGATTAGTTCCGACTCCTTCTTCATATCCTGATAACTGGGCATGATAACCAAAGGGGTCATCCCCAACTAACTCTCCATTTTTAAATTTCTTAAAGCTAAATGATGAAGCTGACTTAACATCACATACTTCTCCATCTATTTTAGCATCTATATGTCCTTTTATATTATCTATTTCTACTTTCTTTTGTTGGTCTGTTACTTTATGTCCAGTTAATTCTACTAGATATAATAATAAATGTTCAAGAATATGTCCATATAAAAATTTTATATTTAAACTAGCATCATAAGCTTTTGTTTTCTTGGGACTAAATCTATCATACCATAATTGTCTAGCTGGTTTTCCTAGTATAGACATTCTTAACTTTCCATCTTTTTCTCTAACAGGATTATTCCATGAAGTAAAAGCTTCCTTAATATTTTTAAGGAATCTATCCATGTTTTCCTCTGTTACATTTGCAGGTTTACCATTCGATATATTAGCTACTAATTTTTTAATATCAGTAGCTACTGTATCAATGCGTTTCTGCCCAGTTGTTTCCGATTTTATATTTTCCATCTAAGGGACACCTTATTTTTAATTCCTTTCCTGCATTTATAATTGCTTGTACTCCAAGCTTTCCAAATTCTTCAGCTCGGCTTTCTTCCACTTCATATTGGAATTCATCATGTACATTCACAATTGGAAATGCTTTTATTTGATTCTTTATAACATATTCCTCTACCAATGTCAACGCTTTCTTCATAACACAGGCACCAGCACCCTGTAATAGCGTGTTTAACGCAGCGTGAGGGTGTCTTATGAGGATTTTTCTTTGGTCGAGACCTCTGAGCCATCTTTTTTTAACCACTCCATCCACTCGTTCTCGTAGTCGTTTAAAACTTGGTGTAGCTCTAAGAAATTTTTCTTTAACTCTTTCTCCATCTCTTTCAGACCTTTTGATGATACTTCCGATTTTTTTTGAACCTGCTCCATAAATGAGTGCGTATATAAATGTCTTCGCCTCATCTCTTGACTCCAAGCCAGTCCTAATCTGATTTGTTGTGTGTATATCTCCATTAATGATTTCATGTGTATATTCCTTATCGTTCATGTAGTGTGCTAACATCCGTAGCTCAAGTCCTGCGGCATCAACACCTACTAATTTATAACCTTTGTTTGCAATCCATAACTGCCTACATTCTTTTCCGTAAGGAGAGTACACAGCAGGAATCTGTGCCATGTTGGGCGACTGGTGTGACATTCTTCCAGTAATAGTACCATTGGTAATTACTTTGCCATGTACTCTTCCATCTTCTCTAATTGCTTCTATCCAAGAACTGACTTGAGCAATTCTTTTCTGAAGCATGAGAAATTTTTTTATAAGTTCAGCTTCAGGAATATTTTTAATCTCTGATAAAACTTTTTCATCAACTATTGTATGTCCTTTATCTGTTTTCTTTTTAGGTTTCCATCCCAACATAACTAATCGTTCAGCTATTTGTTGGCGTGAACCTAAATTAAATTCTTTATGTTTAACCTTTGTAAAGGGAACTCCCTTCACATATCCTCTAGCTTTATTATTTGACTTCGGAATAAATTCTGTTTCTATTTTTAATGGAGGAAAAGTTTTTCTTACTATACTTTGAAGCTCATTCATATCTTCTTGAAACTTAGCTTGTAACATATGAGCACCGACAACATCTATCATAAATCCTTTTTTATGTTGTCGCTGAATAATCTTGGCAACTTTATGTTCTAACTCAATAGACTCTCCAAAATCTTCCATCTTCCTACAAAGAAATTTATATAATTTCTCTGTTAAGTCAACATCATTCCTACAATACTTTAACATCTCTTCACTAAAATAATCAAAGGTATCAAACTCAATTTTCTTTTTATAAAGTTTTTCACCCCAGTTTTTTAATGAGTGTCCACCCTCTAACATAGGATTAAGTAATCGAGATAAAACTAATGTATCAGTTATCTTGCAAGTTTTAAATATATCATAACCAAAAAATTTATTTAGTACTGGTATATCAAATCCAATAATGTTATGTCCTATAACTTCTTTAGTTTGTTTTAAAAAATCTACAAACCTATGTATCTTATCTTCTTTAAATTGATAATAAGTATTATTATGTTTACAAACAATACACCAAATTTTATCTACGTTAAGAGTTGTTTCAATATCAAATATTACTTTATCAAAAGTCACTTGATGTTACCTCTGCTAGTCTGCCAGTATCCATATCATACTTTAAGTCACAACAAGGTCCAGTAATACCTGAGAATCTATTCTTTAACACTCTCACCCTAGTGGTATGTCGGATTTCAGGGTCATCATGCTGTGCGTCTCTCTCTAGTCCAATAACCATGTCACTTAGCTGTCCTATAGAAGCCGAACCTCTTAACTGAGATAGAGATGTTACTGCACCTTCCTCATGTCCCTTGCCATCAGGTCTTTTTAAATGTGAAACGACTATCATAGCTATGCCTGTTTCTTGTACAAGAGTTCTAAGTCTAGTCATGATTTCATCTAAAGCTTTTCTCTCATCTCCATGTGACTGGTCTGATACTATGATACTAACATGGTCTATGACAATATATTTACAATCTAATCCTTTAGCCATATACCTTACTCTTGAAATTATATTATCAATAGTGTTAGAACCAAAATGGTCAAACAGATATACTCTACCACTAGCTATAGTTTCATCATAATATTTTTGCCATTCTTCTTTAGGAATATAAATATTAGGTAAATGTAATCTTTGATTAGCTTCAATACTCACTATACCTTTAGTTGTTACAACAGGGTGTTCTTCCAACATTAATAAACCAAGATTATCTTTTGTTTGTTTTAATAAATGATGGATTAACTCTCTAATTACTTGAGTCTTACCCAACCCACTACCTGAAGTAAAGGTAATTAATTCAGATGGTCGTATACCATAAGTCATTTTATTTAATCCTTCAAAAGGATATTGAACAAATGATTGTTGAGTAGGTTTAATTAGTTCATCAAATAAAGTATTGGCATTAATAATACCATCAGGAGCAAATCGTTTTGCTTCCCAAAATGCTTTCGTATAAACTTGTATTTTATTTTTAATTAAACAATCTGAAGCATCTTTAAATTCTTGAGGAAGATGCATAATTTTACATTTCCCAGGTGAAAATAATTCAGCTACTTTTAATGCACCTTCTTTACCTTGCTTGTCATTATCAAAATTAATAATAATATTTTGAAATTGTTCCAGCCACTCAAGACTATTCTTAATATCTTTAACTGCAGAAGCTACACCATGTTTAATACTAACGACTGGAGTTTCATACTTACCTGTATAAAACATTTGGTAAGCTGATAAACAATCTATCTCACCCTCAGTAATTATAACAAATTTACTTTTAGAGAATAAATGTTCTCCAAATAATCCTGCTTGATAGGTGTTACCCTGTACACTAAATTCTTTTAACTTTGTATATCTAGTT